TTAACTACTTCCTTAAATAACTTTTGCAACCTTATATCACAAGTTGCTAATCTCTTTTTTGACCTTTTGCCAAATCTTGGCATTACGCTACCAACCAGCTCTTTGCTTTCCTTTTAGGCTTGAACCAGCCTGTTTTACCCTTCTCTTTCTTGTAGTTTGGGGGAAAAGCGTGCAGATTTGCATAATAAAGTGTTTCTATGGTGTCGTCATGAGCCATTCTTGGGCCGAATGTAAGAATTTCATGCTCTAAATCAAAGTTATTGTCCCTTAAATGCACAGTTCCCATGCTAAAACGTCCACTTAAGCCACTGTAGATTCGATTTCTCTTCTGCGTGCCACCCGGTTTTTGCGGTATTACAGCAATATCGAACCTGTTTAGCCTTCTTCTTTCGTCATTTAACGCCTGGAATATAGACCGGTTCATGGCAACGTCCTCTACAGTAGCGCTGGTACAATTATACTTATCATACAGAGATATTATGTAATCAACAACACCTTTTTTACCTATTATATCTCCATTGGAAGATTTTGAACCAACTGTTGGTATGCTTCTATGACGTTCATATTCGAGTACGAATAGATTATTATCTGT